TGCGGGTGTCCGAGAAATGATACACCCCGATATAGGCCTCGTTCATCAGCAGCCGGAAGCTGCCCTTGTTCCACCGCCCGCCCCGGCTGGTTTTCAGCCCCCGGCTGTTCAGATCGTTGGCGATATCCACAAAAGGCATCCCCGCCGCAGCCTTTCGGAAGATCTCCCGCACGACCTCGGCGTTTGCCTCGTGGATAGCAAAGCGGCCATCCGCCCCCTTGCAGTACCCGAAAGGGATGGAGCCGGAGTTCACCTTGCACTGCTCGGCGTTGTATTTCATGCCCCGGCGAATATTTTGAGCGAGGGCTGCGCTGTAATATTCAGCAGACCCCTCCAGCACGGATTCCAGCAGAATCCCCTCCGGGCCGTCCGGGATGGACTCCTTTGCATAGAGGACCCGCACCCCGGCCTTTTTCAGCCGGAACTTGTATGTGGCCGAATCGTAGCGGTTCCTGGCAAAGCGGTCGATCTTCCAGCAGATCACATAAGCCCAGTGGCCATGGGCGGCATCCTTCAGCATCTGTTGGAACTGGGGGCGGTTATCGGTGGTTCCAGACAGATGCCGATCGGCGTAGACCTTCACCACCCGGAGGTTGTTCTGCCGGGCAAAAATCTCGCAGTCCGCCACCTGCTGCTCGATGGAGCAATCCCGCTGGTTATGGGACGAGTACCGAGTGTAGATCACGGCATCCTGCATATCCGGCTCAAGCATGGCCGGTTTCTTTTTTGCACACATTCAGAGCAACCTCCCGCCGCCCACCGAGGGCGGCTTTTTTATTTGGACATGAGAGCGTCCGCAATTTTGACGTATTTCTTTGCTGAGATGTTCCCAGCAAGGAACTCTTGCCTCCACCGCTCAATTTCAGCCTGTGCGTCTTCCAGCGCAGCCTTGCTTCCGCTGCGGCTGACCTTCGGCCAGTCCTCCAGCATTCCGAGTTCCGAGGCCAGACGGTATATGTGCTTGCAAGGCCATTCCCTGCTGGCAAAGTCGAAGCAGGAACACTCCGACAGCGAAACCCGGTACGGTTCAGGATCAGAGCCGACGACCACAGCCGTCTGATCTTCCACGTTGACCGTGATTGCATCCGCTTTGATCTTCTCGCCGTTCAGACGACGCTTCACCTGCTCCGGCAGGGAGTGAATCGAAGAATCCCAAATTTCAGACCACACCATAAGTATTGCCATCCTTTCCACATTAAAAAGGGAGAGCTGCCCACACGGACGGCTCTCCCTCTTTCTTTTTGGCTTCACAGGGGGAGGCCCTCAGCCATTACTGGGTTTTCTATTGTATGGATTATATGCGAGATCTTCTGCGTATGTAATGACCTTTTCAACCGCCGCACTGTTCAAGGCATCGCAAGCCAAGAGCAGCCGCTTCTTCAAAAGATCTTCCTCGCTTTCATGCGGGGCATTGTTCCGAGGGTCGTCGCTCAAGCCAAGAAGCCAGTCGGTTGTGCAACCGCAGAAGTCAGCGACCTTTATAAGGTAATCATGCCCCGGCTCTCTTGAACCGTTCTCATAATTCGTCACGGTTCGGTAAGACATTCCAAGAGCATCCGCGAACGCTTTTCTATTATACCCGATAAATTCCCTCGCTCGGACAAGACGCTCCCGCATTTTTTCGCCGTCCATCGAATCCCTCCTTTCAAAACAATTTTACCACACTCCCATATTATAATCAAGGATTTTTTACCCGGTTTGGATAAAATGTTTTTGAAATCCACTTGACTTTTACCCGGAATGGAGCTATTATAGATTCAGAAAGTTACCCAGTCCGGGTAAACGTTCAAAATCAAAAACGAAAGGATGACGAACTATGATGTTCCCCAATATCGAAGCCGAGAGAGCAAGAACCGGCATGACCAAGACCCGCATGGCGCAGGAGATTGGCGTGACCCCCGACACCATGAAGAACTGGCAGAATGGCCGCACCGAAATCCCGGCCAGCAAGATCGTTTCTCTTGCAAACCTTTTCGGCGTGACCACTGACTACCTTCTGGGCCGCACCGTCAACCCGAAAGCCTAAGCGACGGAGGAACCCCATGAACCTCAAGTACATGAGCGTATACGAGGGGCTGGAACACATCGAGGACCTGAAAGCACTTTCCTCGTACCGCCCCGGAACCCGCAAAGGCTATATCTACGTTGTCGAGTTCAGGAAAGACGGCGGCGGCCTTTGCAAAATCGGGCAAACAGGGTGTCCTTTCACCAGAATCCATGGGATGTACTACAGTGACTTCATCCCGACCGATATTCTGCGGTTTGCGGTAAGCCCTGCGCACAAGGACCCGCTGAGTACCGAACAGTACCTCCACAAGTCCTTTGATGATGTTCGCATTCCAAATACAGAGCTTTTTAAGGTGGGTTTTGAACAGGCCGTAGAATTTTCTGATCGGACGATTTCCGCGATCCTTGCCCGCCAGCAAGCCGAGTTTACCGATCTTTCTAACAAGGAAACCGCATTTTGCAGAAGCTACAATCCGATGTCAATCATTCAGCACATCGCAACCTTCCCCCCGGATAAGCAGGGGCAAGTCGTTCGGATGGTCAACGCCTACCTTGCCGGGATGAAATTTCAGGATCACATCCAAAAAAATCTTCTGTGAGAGGCAAAGCGATGGAAATTGAAGAACTCGAAAAGATGCTCTTTTTCTTCCGCTCCATCGGAGAGGAAGAGCAGAAAGTCGCCTTTGCATTCCTGCAAGGTATGGAAACCCAGCGTTTCTCGGACAAACAGTCCGAGCCTTACACTGCGAACCAGTAAGAAAGGAGCCATGCCAGATGGCCAGCACAAAGAACCTCAAGGCCGTGCCGACCACCGGCACGATGCCCCGACTTGACACCAAGAAGATACCCAAAGCAGAGCGGGCCAACATCGGCCAGCTGGTCTTTGATGCCATCCAGCGAGAGTTTCAGAACCCAGAGATCCGGGCCGAATACGAACGCTGGAAAGCGGATCGGGCCGCCAAGGGCATCGCCTGAACCGAAAGGAGGATACATGAGAAACGCAAAAGTCACCGCCGCCATTACCGCAGCAGTCGCAGCAGTCCTCGCCGTTCTTGGCAAGGCGTTCAACTTCGGAGTGGACACCACCACCCAGATCTTGATGCGCTTCGGTTACGACTGGGGCAGGGCAGCAGCAAGGGCACCATTTTATTTTAGCCTCGCCATCGCCCTGATCGGGCTTCTGGCTTGCACCGGCTGGATCGTCTCGGAGGATGCCCGCCGCCAGCTTTGGAAGATGTGGAGCAAGCCGAAAGGCTACGGCAAGATCACCCGGAACCACGCCCGAAACCCTGAGTATCCGCAGCAGGAACGGAGGGGTTGACCGTGGCGAAAGCTGAAAGCCTTAAATGGACGCGGACCTGCATCCGCTGCGGAAAGAAGATGGTCGGAGTCGCCAGCAACAAGACGCTCTGCGATTCCTGTCTCCGCATCCGGCAGATCGAGCACGACCGAAAAAAGGCTCAGAACAACAAGCTGGAGGTCGTAGAACGGACCAAGCCGAAACACGCCCCGGAGGATTCCCTCCAAAACGATGTCCGGGAAGCGGAGCGGCTGGGCGTGAGCTACGGAAAATACCGGGCTTGGAAAGATGGGAGGATTCACATCCATGGTTAAGTCTTTCTGCAAGGACTGCCCAGACCGACACACGATCTGCCACGACACCTGCCCGCAGTACCAGAAGTACAAGCTGGAGTTGAAAGCCGAGAACGCATACAACCAAGCCATGACCGGGCACGTTGGTGTTTATCACCGCGACCATGAGGACCGGCACCGTGAAAAGGGGCGCAAGCGGTACATGGGAGCGAACGGAGGTGCAGACCGATGAAAATGGCCCTGAAAGAAAACACCCTGCTCATCAAAGAAGCCGACACCGTCCAGTTTGCGGTGATCAAAAGCTGGGGCAAGATGAAGTGGTCGAAAGCCACGCAGACCCTCTCCGGCACCGCAGACATCGAACTTCTGGACAAGCTGTCCAGCATCGTCAAGCTGCCGCCCCACATTGAAGCCCTGCGCCAGAGCCTCCACGACACGGCAGCCGCCGTCGATCAGGAGCGCATGAACGACAGCCCTGAGCCGCTTCTGGACTACCCGGTCAAGATGAAGCTTTTCCGGCATCAAGTCCGTGGCGCGAACATGGCTGCAATGGTTTTCGGGTGGGTTGACCCGAACGGAGGAAACGCAACATGAGCGATATTCACAAAATGAGCCTGTCCTCGCTGCTCTGCCAGATCGACAGCATCAAGGACAACAGCGCATCCTTTCTCCCCGGCGAGGGGAAACAGGACCCCGATAAGAAGATCTGGCAGGACGACGTGGACGCTTGCAACGCAGCCACCGAGATCATCAAGAAACTCTGCGAGGAAAACTGCTTCTCGGTGGCCGAGGCAATCAGCTACATCGCACAGAGCAAGAAACTCCTGCAGGACTGGGGCAACCTCCATGCCAAGTACGAGGTGCCGTCGCAGCCGGTCAAAAAGGACGGCGTATGGCACTGCCCGGACTGCAATCACAGGGTGAACCCACACCACTCGCACTGCCACTGGTGCGGCACCCGACTGTTGGGAGGCGCAATCAGATGAGACGAAAGGTAACATTTCTCAAGATCGCCCCGGCGACCGCAGCAGCCAAGGACACCCGCCCGGTGTTCGCCACCATGCCCCTGCGCAAGAACGTCCCGACCCCTTGCAACCCGGAGTGGAAAGCGGCGACCTGCCCGGTATGCGGTCAGGCTTGCTGGCTTCAGACCGGGAACGTCGAACTCGTCCGGCAGATCTACCCCAACGCCAAGTTTGTGTGCAGCGATTGCGCATGGACTGGAAAGGCGGCGGCAAACCAGTGAAAGAATACTTTTTTGTGCCGGTTTATCGGTGCCGCCTTTGTGGGGCGGTTTTCGACGATGGCCTACCGACTTGCAAAAAGCCGGAGGCTGCCCGAAAAGAACTTCTTGATTCTGCTTTTTTTTACAACAGGGCGAAAAAGCAGCTCCCGGTTCTTTCCCCGGAACTGTACGCAGTCCACCATTGCATAGATGGGAACTACGGCATCGCGGATCTCCGGGGTGTAAGAAAACTCATAGAGGGCGGTGGATTCGATGGGTAAGGGTTTCGGTTTCCTTTTTGAGATGGGCTGCGGCAAGACGCTGACCGCCATCGCAGTCACCGGGGCCGGGTACAAACTCGGCAAGATCAAGCGAGTGCTGATCGTAGCCCCCACCTCCGTCTGCGCCGTCTGGCCGAAAGAATTTGCAGACTACGCCGACTTCAGGTACACGGTCAAGACGCTGCTGGGCACAAAGCCCCAACGTCTCAAGGCCCTCGCCGACCTCGAAGCGTTTCCCTTCCAGAGCCTCAAGGTGGCTGTCATCAACTACGAATCGACGTGGCGAGACGGCATCTTTGAAAAGTTGCTGGAGTACGATGCCGACCTGATCATCGCGGACGAGAGCCAGCGCATCAAGACCCACGATGCAGCCCAGAGCAAGTCCATGCACCAACTGGGCGACAAAGCCCGGTACAAGCTGATTCTTTCAGGCACCCCGGTGCAGAACGAGGCGGTGGACATTTTCAGTCAGTACCGCTTCCTCGACCCGACCATCTTCGGCACCAACTTCTACGCCTTCCGCAACCGCTACGCCGTGATGGGCGGCTTCAACCGCAAGCAGATCGTCCAGTACAAGGACCTCGACGAACTCATCCGCAAAGAGCATTCCATCGCCTACCGGGTGACCAAAGAGGAAGCCCTGGACTTGCCGGAGCAGACGTTCCAGACCCGGAGCATCATCCTCTCGGCCAAAGAGCGGGCCATCTACGACCGTCTGCGGCGGGACAGCTTCACCGAGTTGGACAACGGCGGTAAGATCACCGCCACCACGGTTCTGACCAAACTCCTGCGGCTGCAGCAGTTCACTGGCGGCTT